ATTCTTACGGATCTGATATAATTTTGCCTGCTAACAGTCCTATTAAAGCGAACAACGTTCTCACCAGTGGATCGACTGACAACCTCAGATGGGAAGTTACATCACAGAACGCCAAGAAAGGAACATTCACACTGAATATCCGGAGAGGTGATGATTCCAATAAGAGGAAAAATTCACTCGAATCATACAGCAACATCAGTTTAGACCCCATGCAGAGTAATTTCATCAGTAAGGTGATCGGTGATATGAGTTTCACTCTAAAGGGTTCCGGAACATCTAATCCGTACATCCAACAGAGTGGATCTTATCCGAACAGATCTAAATACGTTAGAGTTGCAGTTAACCACGAGACACCTAACTATCTGGATGAGAACGGCAATGTCCGGGAAGATAACGATGGCCAGACCTTGTCTTATTTCTTACCCGGGTTGAATAGCGGATCTTTTTATGGAGGATCATCCGGATATGCCGGATTTAATTCTCTCGGTCAGAACGGTGGTACAGCAGCCCACGCTGGTGGATATAACTTTTATGCAAAAATCACTGACAGTAATACTCAAGGGTTCACCTTGGGGACAGCCGCTTCTGGTAAAACCGCTTACGAGGATGCGATCAATCTACTGAGCAATCAAGATGAATATGATATCAATCTACTTCTCATGCCTGGAGTGTGTGATTCATTCGCGAATGGATCAACTCTGATCACCAAAGCCATAGACATGGCAGAAAACCGTGGTGATTGTTTCGTGATTGTGGATCCAGTACCGTTTGATAGTTCACTCAGTACGGTCACTGTGGAAGCAGAAACTCGAGATTCCAGCTACGCAGCAGTGTACTGGCCTTGGGTTCAGATCGCTGATCTGGGAGTAAATAAGAACGTATGGGTACCACCATCAACCGTAATGGGTGGAGTCTTTGCATTCAATGACAAAGTATCACATCCATGGTTCGCACCTGCAGGTTTAAATCGAGGCGGAATTGATTCAGCAGTCTCAGCAGAGAGGAAACTCACTCACGGTAACCGTGATACCCTCTACGACAGCAACGTGAATCCAATTGCAACCTTCCCTGGACAGGGCGTGACGGTGTTTGGTCAGAAGACTCTGCAGAAGAAGGCATCTGCACTGGACCGGATTAACGTGAGACGATTGCTCATTAAGGTGAAGAAGTTCATTGCTAGCACATCAAGATTCTTACTATTTGAACAGAATACTAGTGCTACGAGGAATCGATTCCTTAATATTGTGAATCCCTATATGGAACAGATACAAGCAAATAGTGGACTCAGTGCTTTCAGAGTCGTGATGGATGAATCTAATAACACACCAGATCTGATTGATCGGAATATTCTGTATGGACAAATATTCCTACAACCGACCAGAACTGCTGAGTTTATTATTTTGGACTTCACAGTACAACCGACAGGGGCTTCTTTCCCAGAATAGTCGGATACGGACACAAATAAGTAAAAAAAGAGTCTGCATAAAACCAGACTCTTTTTTTTTGTCTTTCATGATATTTATATATAGTATGAATAGTAATACCACTCGGAGATTAAAATGCCAGAACTAGTAACAGCCAATGAAATAATGTTCACACCATTTGAACCGAAATTAAAAAATCGGTTTATCATGGTCATAGACGGAATTCCCGCATATATGATCAAAGGTGCTCAGAGACCTCAACTACAGTTTGAGGACATTGAGCTCCATCACATGAACGTCAAGCAATACGTCAAAGGTAAGGCTGATTGGCAGACGCTCGAATGCACTTTATACGATCCAGTCGTTCCATCAGCTGCACAGGCAGTCATGGAATGGGTCAGACTATCACACGAATCCGTAACGGGACGTGATGGTTATGCCGACTTTTACAAGAAGGACGTCACATTTAATGTGCTGGGCCCGGTTGGTGATAAGGTAGAAGAGTGGACCCTCAAGGGGGCATATATCCAACAAGCTAACTTTGGGGATTTAGATTTTGGTGAAAACGCACCACTCGAGATCACAATGACGCTCAGATATGATTATGCTATCTTACAATTCTAACAATTAAGCTAAAGGTTTTTTGTGGAAAATCATCCTACTGATTTTGAAAGCATAGTACAACACATACTTGACCATGAAGGTGGGTATGTCGACGATCCCACCGATAGGGGAGGCGAGACCAACTTTGGTATAGCGAAACGTTTCTATCCAGATGTAGACATCAAGAATCTTACAGTGGATCAAGCTAAGCAGATATACTTTCAGGATTATTGGGGCCCATCGAAGGCTCAAGACCTACGACCGGAGATCAGATTTATCTATTTTGATATGGTGGTAAATTTTGGTATCGGAGGAGCTGTGAAAGTCCTACAGAGAACCTGCAACGCTAAACGAAAAGAAGATAAATTAAAAATTGATGGAAAGATTGGTCCAAATACGATCAATGCATGCAAGAACATTTCCGTCAACCGTATAAGAAGTTATAGAGTCCTACGATTCGCCAGTATCGTTTTCAAACGACCCGAACAAGAACGTTTTTGGTTCGGATGGTACCGTAGAGCGACTCAAGTATAGGAGAAATAGTTATGTCAGAAGGAACCCAATTCCCCACCGAGATGGTAGATCTGCCCAGTCTGGGTAAGGTTTATCCCGAAAAGAGCCCACTCAGTTCCGGAAAAGTTGAAATCAAATATATGACCGCCAAAGAGGAGGACATCCTAACATCTGAAAATCTTATAAAGAAAGGTGTTGTGTTGGACCGTCTGCTCGATGCACTGTTGATTGATAAAGCCGTCAAGGTGGATGATCTAGTGCTTGGTGATAAAAATGCCGTTATGGTGGCAGCAAGGATTCTCGCCTACGGAGCAGATTATGTAGTTGACATTGAAGATCCAACCACTCAGGAGATCGTTCCATACACGTTTGACCTGACAAAATGTGCGTTTAAAGAATTACCCGAAGGTCTCGATTACTCAAAGGGACAGTTTTCGTTCCAATTACCAGTTTCTAAAAATACCGTCACGTTCAAACTGTTGACCGGTAAGGAAGAGAAACAGATTGAGCGAGACATTGCGTCTTTCAAGAAGACCGGCACCTCAGCAGAAATCACAACACGACTCCGTCACCTGATCACTTCCGTGGACGGTAACACCGAAGCATCCGCGATTTCAAATTATGCAAACAACATGTTATCCAAAGATTCTCTAGAATTGAGAAAAGAAGTCCTTCGGATAACACCCGACATTGAAATGTCGCAGGAGATTGAATTAGGAGGTGAGACGGTTAAGGTGGATATTCCCTTGACCGTTGAGTTTTTTTGGCCTTCAACCGACAGATAAAGCAGCTCTTCACAAGAGCATCTTTTCTCTAATCCAGCACGGGAACGGCTTTACGTTCTCAGACGTGTACAGCATGCCAGTCTATCTGAGAAACTTCTACATGAAGGAACTGATCGACCTGCGGAAAGAGGAAAACAAAGCAGCAGAAGCCGCTCAAAAGTCTAATTCGCTCCCAACTCGCAAGTTTAATCCCAGATAATCTGGAACGGTTAAATATTTATATACAGATAGATATGGACCAAACTATGCGAAAAAAACACTCATATATGAATCATCGGAATCTCCTCGATGAGGGATTGCTTGACTTTCTGATCAATAAAATACTTCCTGGTGCACAAAAGGCTGCAGAGAGGAAACACCTACAGAAGAAAACCAAAAAACTTAAAAAGTATGAAAAGAAATTAGCAGATCTGGATCAAAAAATAGATGCCACTCAGAAGGAATTTATAGATCAATTTGAGAAAGAGACTGGTACTCGTGATATTGATAAGTATTGGGAAGATTACCTAGATCGCACAGGGAGGAGGATTTAAAAGATGGCTGATCCGTTAAAAGATAGCGCACTATTTCAGAAATTATCCTCATCTACTGCAGCAAACTTCGCGAAGATGACCAAATCGGTTACAGATATGACTTCGGGTTTAAATAAATCACTTAAAACCGTTAAGGATTTGACTGAAAAGCTGCAACAGATGTCTAAGGATGCTGATCTGTCTAAACAGTTTGAAAAGAGTCTCAAACTACAGCAGAGTATAGTTGCACAAGCGGATGAGGCGTTAGGCTTTAAAAAAAAGGGGCTCAATCTTAGTAAGGATGCAGTCAACCTATACCAGAAACGAATCAAACATTCCAAGTTTTTAACGAAACTGATGGGGAAACAAAATCTCTTCAATACGATGCGATTCAAGATGAATAGATTGATATTCGGGGTTAAGAAAAGATTTGGTGTAGAACAGGATAAACAGCTGCTTAAATTGTACGATCAGGTCCATCAAGAAAGAGAACGATTTAGCGTCATGAAGAAGATGGGTGGAGTTTATACTAAGGCGAAGACTGCACTGAAGACTCAATTAGCAACTTGGTTCAGCATAGGAGCAATTTTGGGTGTCATCGGTAAGATGCTCACCAGTGTTAGCGGACGAATAACCGAAATGGGATCTGCCTTTGGTGTCATGGGAGCCCAAGCGGGTCCCTTCCAAGAAGCACTCCTGGACTCCAACTACGCCGCAGTCAGTATCGGGAAGAATCTGTCAGACATAACCAGCTTAACGGATACGCTGGCAACGGATTTTGGAATCTCAGCCACAGAGGCAGCAAGCCTATCGGGACAAATACTCGATAGCGCAACGGCAATGGGTTTATCAACCGATGAAGGAGCAAAACTATTTGGAATGCTCGTCAAGATAGGTGGTATGACAGCGGATTCCGCAGAGGACTTCGCCGAACAGACCTACCAGATAGCTAAGACCAATAAGATTCTACCACATCAGGTGATGAAAGACATCGCTGGGTTCTCTGGGACGATGGCGACATCAGCTGGCATCAATTTTAAGAATCTAGCCAGAGGTGCCATTGAAGCTCGGAGGATGGGAGTTTCCATCAATGATATCGTGACATCTACCGACTCACTGATGAACATCCAATCATCTATTCAGACACAGAGGACTACAGAACTCATTACTGGTGAAAAGTTCAATCTTAATCGACTCAGAAGTCTAAAGATGGCAGATGACTCTGCAGGCATGGCGAAAGAGTTACAGCGGATCCTCAAGGGGAGTGCTAAATTTGAAACCGCTAATTACTATCAAAGGAAGGCATACACGAGATTATTTGGAATGGAATATGACCAACTGGTTAAGATCCGACGTGGACAATCCGGAATGATCAAAGAACAAAAGACCTTTGCGGATCTGTTGGGTGTAAAGACCCTGGGGGCTTGGGAAGCAATGAAGGGGACTATTGCCACAGTTGGTATAACAATTTCTAATGAGTTAGGTGGACCATTCAATGAGTGGCTGATGAAATTGAATGCGGCGGTTAAGTCCGGTAGCAGCATGCAGATGATAAACAATTATGCAGGGAAAATTGGAAAAAAGTTTAAAGAATGGTTAGGTGGAGCCTACGGTACTGAACTCT